CGTCAATGCTTCCTGCAATTTATTTTGAAAAGGACACTGACGAAATGAAGCCTTTGGAAAATACAAAGCAGATTGGAGCAGAGTCTCGTGACTTTAGTAACGCATGGAAAATGCTTAACTATGCTAATAATAAAGTTAAGCCTACTTTGCTTGTCCTTATTAGCCAGTCTCGTAATAACATTAATGCTATGTATACTAGCCAGCAGCCTTCTGGTGGTCAGGCTACTAAGTTTTATTCTTCTTGCGTTATTAAGTTATTTAGTTCCGAGTCAGACAATCAGGCGATTAAAGGAAAAATTAAAGTAGGAGATAAGTTGATTGAAGAAAAAATTGGAAGAACTATTAGGTGGGAACTTCAATTTTCTAAAACATCTCCAGGGTTTCAATCAGGAGAGTATGACTTTTATTTCAGAGGGGACAATGTTGGATTAGATACTATTGGTGATTTAGTTACAACAGCAGAACTAAATGGCGTAATAGAAAGAACTGGGGCATGGTACATGCTTCCAGATGGGACAAAAGTTCAGGGTAAAGAGGCATTTGTTAATCGTGTAAGAGAGGATCTTGACTTGCAAGAGTTTATCAAGAACAAACTAAATGGCTAACTACAGCGTTTATGAAGGCAAGTTTCCTTGCAGAACATGTAAAGAAGAGGTAAAGACAATACGGGTTTATATGGAAACTGGAATGTCGTCTTGGATGTGTTCTCAAAAACATTTATCAGAAACTCAGTTGTTTAAAGTAGGATACAAAAAGGTAAAAAAGCATGAGTGAAAAATCTGAAAGCAAAAGAATAGGTGCTAAAAAGCATAAGAATTCTGGTAGAAATACTAAGAAGGGCGATGCCACCTGGGAAAACTTTACTGTAGATTTTAAAGAGAACTCAAAATCATTTACACTAAATCAAGATGTTTGGGCTAAGGCCACCACAGATGCTATACGAAATGGCAATGATCCAGCCATAGTAGTCGTACTTGGCGAGGGTAACAAGAAGACCAGACTTGCTATAATAGAGTTACAACTACTAGAACAGATGGTGAAAAATGGAACAGAATAAAACAACAATAGAAATGATAAACGGTTTGTCTGATATAGCAGAATATATGGAGGATGAGGAACTTACAACAGCCCTTACCTTTATTGCTAAGATAATTGTTAAGCCAGACATCCCATTAAATGTGGCTACAGTCGAGATCGTAAGACTTCAGGCTATTGCAGCAAAGATGTCCTTAAGAGCAACTTGGATGGCTAATGTGGATAAGTCAGACAGAGGAAAGAAGAATATTTACTATACAGCAGCAGAGGCAATAAACAATCTTGTATCTGCTTTAAAGTATATAATTCGATAATCTGCTATACTTATACTAACAGAAAGAGAAAAATGACAAAAAATTTACTACATACAGTTATGATAAAAACGGAAGAAAAACCAGTCCACTCTATGGATGTTGATGGGCTTGTGGCAAAAATAAAAGAAGGATACACAATTAATCGTGTAGACAAGCATACAACAAAGAAAACATTTGCTCCATCAACAATATCATATGGCAATGGAGAGTGTGCTAGATATTGGTACCTTGCTTTTGAGGGTCAAATATTTGAAGATAATGCTGATGCGTACGCTGCAGCCAATATGTCTGCTGGAACATTGTCCCATGCTAGAATACAAAATGCAATGATGCACTCTGGTGTGGCAAAAATATTTCGTGATGAAAATAATGAAGCAACTACAGAGTTTAAAATTATTCATGATGATCCGCCAATTTTTGGTTATGGCGATGTAATGCTTAACTGGCAAAATGAAGAGTTAGTTGGCGAAATAAAGACAATGATGAATGAAGGTTTTGAATACAGAAAAGCATCTGGTAAAGGCAAGTTGGGACACTTGATGCAACTTCTTATTTATATGAAAATTTTAAAGAAACCAAAGGGTGTTTTGATTTATGAAAATAAAAATAATCATGAACTTCTTTTGATTCCTGTTGAAGTAAACGATCATTACCGTCGGTGGGTAGACCAGGCATTTGATTGGATGAGGACAGTTAGGAAAGCGTGGGAAAATAAAACCCTGCCAACTAAAAACTATCGATCTAACTCCAAGATATGCAAGTCATGCCCAATTCAAAAAGCATGTGAGTCTGCAGGGACAGGCGTAATTAAAATACCGCCCCTGGAGACATTAAGTGAGACATTGTAATTTTTGTGACAAACAGTTTGATCAGTCAGTATCTTATCAGATATACTGCTCTGTTGATTGTAGGGACCTTGCAACAAAAGAAAAAATTGCTGCAAGGTATCTACAGTCTAAAAGATTAAAAAGAAAGGGCAAAACTAGACTTTGCAAATCGTGTTCTATGCCATTATCAATATATAATGATTTTCAAATTTGTTCTTCCTGTGCAGTAAATCCAGATGCGGTTGCAAAAGCAATAAAAAAAATTAAGGATAAATCAAATGACAAAAAATAAATGGGGAATGAATGTATTGCCCAAAACTATATGTTCTATTGATGCCAGTACGAACAGTTTTGCATTTGCTTTATTTGATACGCAACAAAAAACACTGGGTATTGTGGGGAAAATTAAATTTGATGGAAATGATATTTATGAAAAGGTTACAGATGCTGGCAAAAAAACTAAAGCGTTTTTTGATTATTATGGTGGATTTGAGGCAATCGTAATTGAACATACTGTGTTTATGAACAGTCCAAAAACTGCTGCAGACTTAGCCCTAGTTCAAGGTGCAATTCTTGGATCGGCAGGTCAGAGTGGAACTACAACAATAGGGAAGGTAGCGCCAATCACTTGGCAAAATTTTATTGGAAATAAAAAAATATCTAAAGACGAGCAGTTGTTTATACGATCACAAAATCCAGACAAGTCTCTGTCTTGGTATAAAACATACGAAAGAAATCTTCGTAAAGAAAGAACAATCAGGTTTATCAACACAATATATGATAGAAGTATAGATGATAATGATGTTGCGGATGCCTGTGGAATTGGGCACTGGGCTATAAATAATTGGGGCAAGGCCATATGAAAATTTTAGTATCAATAATTTCATACAAAGAAGGAGATCTTTTGGGGACAGTTTTAGACTGTTATGAAAAAGCAAGAAACAAAGAAAGCCTTTTATTTTCTATTGTTGAAGAGCACTATCCAGAATTTTATTCAGATTTAAGTTTTGTTCCAGAAAATCAGATGTTGTATCGAAGATTTGATTTATCAAAGTACAGGGGGATTCTTTGGGCTAGAGACTTGACAACAAGGAATTTGCCATCTCATTATGAATATGACTATGTTTTATTTATTTGTGGTCATACAAGGTTTGAAGAAGGTTGGGACATAGTATGTTTGTCTGAGTACGAAAAAGCAAAAAATAAATCGGTAACGAATAAAGCAGTTTTAACATTATGTCCACCAGATTTTGAATATAACGAAGACTGGTCAATTAAGTATAAAAACAAAGTGAAAACAAATTTATACCACCCATCAATAACTGGATGGGATCCAAGAACTCAATCAACATCGGACTTTATTCCAGGATACTGGTTTCCAATTGGGCATGCTCCACCAGAAGATAATGATGTTCATGAAAATTATTGGATTCACTTTACATGGTGTTTTGCAGATAAGTCTTATGTAGAAGAAGTTCCATTAGATCCAGAGATGAACTTTAACGGAGAAGAGCCATATGTTTCTTTACAGTCATGGGGTAGAGGCTGGAGAATGTTTGCTACTTCAAAAATTTTTGCATATCACCATTTATCTAGACAGTATCCAGGAGAAAAGTTAAGTAGATATAATACTGCAAGGCCATGGGCAGACGATAAAAAAAATGATCACTGGGAGCACTCAAGAAAGGCTATGCTAAAACTAAATATGTTATTTTCAGGAAAACTAGAAGGAAAATATGGTGGAATATCATTAGAAACTGTACAAGAGTATTGTAGAAAAAGCGGTATAAATCTTAAATGGACAGAATATAATGCAGATTATGACAAAATTGATGGATATCAGCACATGTCTGGCATTAAAAATAATGCTCCAGTTACTAGAGAAGAACTAGACTGGAAGATCCCAGGAGTTGACAGATAACCTTATGGCTGCTAAACTATATACAAGCGAGGTTTTTATGCGTAAGCGTTATGTTATGGATAAAAAATCTCCAGAAGAGATTGCAAAGGAGTGTGGAGTAAGCGTGGAAACTATCTATGTATATCTTGCTAAATTTGGATTAAGGAAGTCTAAAAGATGAAAAAAATACTATTACCTATAATTATATTAATTGGCACCATGTCTTCTTTGGCAGCAATATCTCTAATTCGTCTGTCTAAAAATATGGAAGACTGGGAACTAGCATGGGATGAAGATGGAGAAGATAATGAGTTCTGAGACACAGTTTACAATTGGTCAGGTTTGTGACGAAATAAAGCATATGCTTATTGAAAAAAATAAATCATATGGCGATTCCGCCCTTAATCCTGTTAGAATTTTTTCTACTTCTGATAGTGTAGAGCAACTACATGTTCGTATCGATGACAAGTTGTCCAGAATAACTAGGGGCGGATCTTATATTGGTGACAATGATATTGATGATTTGATAGGATATCTTATACTTTTAAAAATTGCAAGGGACCTAAATGATGTCAACTGAAGATGATTTAGTTAAACATTTAGATCAGGTAAATCAGGTAGTAGAAGAGTATTTAAAAGGTAATGACCCTACAGTAATTTCAAAAGAATTAGATATTCCAAGAACTAAAGTTGTCGCACTTATAAACGAGTGGAAAGTTATGGCATCTGCTAATGATGCAATTCGTGCTCGTGCTAAGGAAGCACTAGCAGCAGCAGATACACACTATAGCAAATTGGTATCTCGTACATACGAAGTTATTGATGAAGCATCAATGACAAATAATCTTAGTGCAAAAACTGCAGCAATTAAACTAGTTATGGATATTGAATCTAAAAGAATTGACATGTTGCAAAAAGCAGGATTGCTAGAAAACAAAGAACTTGCAGAAGAAATGATTCAGATAGAAAGAAGACAAGAAATTTTAATGTCAATTCTTAGAGATATAGCATCAGAACATCCGCAAATTCGTGACGAGATTATGCGTAGGCTTTCTGATATTGCTAAAAAGGATGAAGTGATTACAATTGTCCATGATGTTTGATGATTTTCTTGAGGCATTAAAGGATAATCATTTTGAAGAAACTCCAGTAGATGCTAAGACATTTGTAGAGTCTCCAGACTACTTGGGTCAGCCAGCATTATCAAATATTCAATATGACATAGTTGAAGCAATGAGTCAGATTTATCGTAAAGAAGATCTTCAGCAAATAATGGGAGAAGAAGAGGGCGCAAGGTATTATGAAAAATATACTAAGAATGAAATTATCCTCCAACTCGGAAAGGGTAGTGGAAAAGATTTTACTTCTACGGTTGCTTGTGCTTACATTGTGTATAAGTTATTATGCCTTAAGGACCCAGCCAGATATTTCGGCAAACCCTCTGGGGATGCCATAGACCTAATCAATGTTGCTATTAACGCACAGCAGGCTAAGAATGTTTTCTTTAAGGGTTTTAAAACAAAGATCGAAAAGTCACCATGGTTTGCTGGTAAGTATGAAGCAAAGGTGGATTCAATTGGATTTAATAAATCAATTACTGTTTACTCTGGCCACTCAGAGCGTGAGTCTCATGAGGGTCTAAATCTTTTGTTGGCAGTTCTTGATGAGATTTCTGGTTTTGCATCTGAAGTTGGAACAGGAAACGAACAGGGAAAGACTGCTGATAATATTTATAAAGCGTTTCGTGGATCAGTAGACTCTCGTTTCCCTGATCTTGGCAAGGTTGTTCTTCTTTCATTTCCACGATACCCAGGAGACTTTATTTCAGAAAGATATGAATCCGTTATTGCAGAAAAAGAAATTGTAGAAAGAACTCACGAATTTATAATTAATCCATTGCTTCCAGATACAGATGCGGATAATAAATTTGAAATTATATGGGATGAAGATACAATTGTTTCATATAAATACCCTGGAGTATTTGCTTTAAAAAGACCTACATGGGAAGTAAATCCTACTCGTAAAATTGACGATTTTAAAATTGCTTTTATGACAGACCTTGGAGATGCAATGATGCGCTTTGCATGCGTACCAACTTTTGCTTCAGATGCATTTTTTAAGCAGGCAGACAAAGTAAGAGCCTGTATGACACTAAGAAATCCTGTGGATAACTTTAAAAGGTTTGATGAGTCTTTTAGACCAGATCCAAATAAAAAATATTATGTACATGCTGACCTTGCACAAAAACATGACAAGTGTGCTGTAGCAATTGCACATGTTGAAAAATGGGTAAACATTCAGGTAATCAATAACTATGAGCAAGTTGCTCCAGTTGTAGTTGTAGACGCTGTCGCTTGGTGGGAGCCAAAGGTAGAAGGGCCAGTAAATTTATCTGAGGTAAAACAGTGGATTCAAAACCTTAGAAGAATAGGTTTTGATATAGGCATGGTTTCATTTGACCGTTGGCAATCATTTGATATCCAGAATGAACTAAAGCAAGTTGGAATGAAGACTGATACAGTTTCTGTTGCTAAAAAGCATTACGAGGATATGGCTATGCTTGTTTATGAAGAAAGATTAGTAATGCCTGCAATCGATCTTTTGTTTGAGGAGTTGACCCAATTAAAAATAATGAAAAATGATAGAGTTGATCACCCTAGGAAAAAGTCAAAAGACTTGGCCGATGCTGTGTGTGGTGCTATTTTTGGAGCAATATCATATACTCCAAAAACCCTAGACACTGAAGTAGAGGTTCACACTTTTAGTGATAGGCCAAAGCAGGTTGACAAACTTCCTGAGAATGTGATACACTATAAGTCTAGTCAAATAGAAGATATTAAAGACTATTTGGATAGGCTAAAAACAATATAAACCGAATGAATAATAAAAGGAGAAAAATGAATTCATTTAAGAAGATCGCTCTCGTCATGGTTGCAGCCATGGGCTTGGGCACACTAGTAGTGACACCTGCAAGTGCCAATACCGTTTCTGTAGACGTAACAACAGAAATTTCTGGCTCAGGTACTGCAGCCTCACCATTCACAGTTAAGGTTCCATCTGATAACGTAGTAAGCGTTGCAGACACCACAACTGTAACAAACAACGAAGCACTGATTCTTACTGCCACAGTAGTTGCTGGAACACCAGTAACATTTACAGCAGTAGGCGCAAACACTCGCCTCGTCTCTGCAATTGGTTCAACAGTTAATGCATCTGCTGGATCCTCATCAATCACAGTCACACCTGCTTCAACAACAGCGACTGTATATGCATACACAACCACAACTGCTGCTTCTGCTGTTACAGTTTCTGTAACTGGCGCAGCAACAACAATCTATCTTAAGGGTGTTGCAGGTCCTGCATATGATCTTAAGATGTCAATTCCTGCTTCAGGAAATATTTCTGGTAAGGTAACTGCAACTCTTGATGTTGCCGATATCTTTGGAAACGCTGTTGCTGATACAGTAACAGTAACCACTCTAGGTGGCGCAACTGCTGGAACAGTAACTGCTGATGCTCTTGTAACAGGTCGTTACACATCAGACATTACACTTCCTGCAACTGCTGGAACCGTTGC